CATCAGTAGGAAATGTAGTTACAAGTACAGCAACTGCTTGTCCAACATTTTATGAACTACAACAATGTTATACATTACAAGGACAATACAGGTCAGGAAACAGCACAGATGATATTACACTTTCTGTAGGAGATAGAGTTACAGATTCTTGTGGTATGCCTTATACAGTAGTTACTGTAGGTGTATCAGGTGGAGGTTATGCAAATGTAGGAACAGTAACAGATACAGGTCAGACAGGATGTCCTAGTTTAACAGGTCCAGTATACTCATTACAAAGATGTAGTGATTCAACAACAGGATATACATCATTACAACAAGCATCAGATATTACAATAGCCTTAAATGATACAGTAACTGTAGCAGGTACAAGGTATCAAGTTGTAGGAACTACAAGCAGTATTGTAAATCAAGTTGGAAAGGTTTGTCCTGATGGAGGTAACAACTGTATAGTACCAGTTACACCACCAGTACAACCACCTGCAACAATTTATTATGCAAGATTTATATCTTGTGATGATCCATTAGGTTTAACAGTAGATGTCTATAGTTATCAACAAATAAGCACATGGTGGGTTATTAGTGAAGTAGGAAACTTTGAGTGTTACAGATGGGATAGCAACTATCAAGGTGTAAATCCTGTAGAGCTAAACAGTTCTAATTTTAACATATTTTCAACTGAAACAACTGCAGGAGCAAATTGTTTAGATTGTAATAATCAAGCACCACCTCCTCCACCTCCACCACCACCACCTGCACAAACATGTTTCCAAGTTTCTTTGTATAAAAGTGCAATATCTGCTCTTGATTTATGTAATCAAACACAAACAAGAGTTATGAATCTTGATGCAGCAAGTATACAAAGTGCATCACAAATATATTCTAATACTGACTGTTCAGCTTTACAATCTAATCCTCAATATATAACAGATGTACCAGGTCAAGATTACTGGTACTGGAATGGTACTACACTTGCAGGTCCATATCAACCAACATGTCCATAATGAAAGAAATAGAAAACTTTATAACAAGAGAAGAAGCTAAGTATTTAATGAATATGATAGATAAATATGCTAATAAGTCTATGGTTGTAGCAGGAGGCAAACAAATGAATAAGTTTAGTGAAACAAGAACATCATATACATCAAATCTTATAGCTAATGATCCTACAGTAGAAACATTACACAAAAGAATAGCTAAATATTTAGGACAACCTTTACATAAAGGTGAATCTTTACAAGGTCAGAGATATGAAAAAGGTCAATACTTTAGATCACACCATGATTATTTTAAAGGTGATAGTTATGAGAAGAATTGTCTGTCTAGTGGTAACAGAACATACACATTTATGCTGTATTTGAATGATAATTTTGAAGGAGGTACTACTAACTTTCCATTCCTAAAAAAAGAAATAAAGCCATTAAGTTGTAAAGCTGTAGTTTGGAACAATTTACAGCATGGTGTACCAAATGAATACATGCAACATAGTGGAGAAGAAGTAACAAAAGGTACAAAATACATAATCACAAGTTGGTGGAGAGAAAATACATGGAATGGTGGATCTGATTATAAAGAATATGAGCAAAAGTTAAAAAACAATCAATTAAGTATTATATAAATAGGATGCTAAAAAACATTATAGAACTTTTACAAGTGGTAAATGGTGAAACAGAGAGGATTAGATTTGCACAAGGCAGTCATTTTCTACCTGATAATTGGAAAGATGGGTTTAACCTAGCTAAAAGAATTGCAAAATTTGAGAAAAAAGACTAATGAAAATAGGTAAATATAAAATAACATTTGAGGTTGATAATAAAAAAGCCAATGAGGAGATAAATGAGACTAATGAAGGACTAGGCAAAGTAAAAACTAACATGGATGATGTTGCTGAAAGTGGTGATGTACTTACTGGTGGTTTAGTTAGTCAATTTAAAAATGTATCAAAGTCAATAGGAACAGCAATTAAAGGTTTAAAAACTTTAAAAGGTGTACTTATTGCTACAGGTATTGGTGCATTTGCATTAGCTATTGGAGCAGTATCAACAGCATTTACTAATTCAGAAGAAGGTCAGAATAAGTTTGCTAAGATAATGTCTCAGATTGGTGTAGTAACTGGTAATGTTCTAGATATATTAGAAGATTTAGGTAATTCTATACTTAATGTAGGTAAAGTAATGGCTAATTTCTTTACAGGTAATTTAGCAGGTGCTGCATTAGCATTTGATGATTTAAAAGAATCTATTGGAGAAACAGTTGAAGGTGTTAAGAACTTTGGAGAAGAAACTGCAAAAGAAATAAAGATAGCAGGTGAACTAGCAGATGCAAGAGCTAAAGCAGATAAAATAGAAAGACAGTTAATAGTAGATAGAGCTGAGGCAGATAGAGAAAGAGCAGAATTATTAGAAAAAGCTGTTGATAGAGAAAAGTTTAGTACAGAAGAAAGAATTAAGTTTTTACAAGATGCTAGTGCATTAGATGAAGAAATTACACAAAAAGAAATAGCATTAACACAGATCAGACTAGATGCTAAAATTGAAGAAAACAAGCTGTCAGGTTCTACTAAAGAAGATTTACAAGAAGAAGCACAACTTAGAGCTGACTTAATTACATTAGAAACTACAAGACTATCTAAGCAAAAAGAAGTTACTGGTCAGATTATAGCATTAAAGAATGAGGAGAAAGCTGCTAATGAAGCTGCAAGTAAAGCAGCACAAGATGAAATAAAAGCACAAGAGGATGCACTAAAGTCATTTGAAGAAAGAGAATTAGAAGCTCTAGCAATAACAGAAGAATTAAAACTAGAGTTAGCTGTTAGAAAAAGTAATGAAAGATATGATGCATTAATAGAACTTGCAAAACAGTTTGGTAGAGATACATTTGAATTAGAAACTGCAAGAATTATAGCAGAACAAGATTTAAGAATAAATGCAACTAAAACAGATGTAGATTTAACAGAAACTACAGAACAACAAAAGTTAGATTTAGCATTGAAGTTTACAGCTCTAGGTATAGGATTAGCAGCAGAAGGTTCAAATGCAGCAAAAGCATTAGGTATTGCAAATGCAATTATAGCTACATATGCAGGTGCAGCACAAGCATTAAACAATCCTTTAAATGTTACACCTTTTCAAAAAGCAGCAGATGTTGCATTAGTATTAGCTACAGGTTTCCAACAGATCAGAGCTATACAACAAACACAAGTACCTGTGCTTAGTGTAGGTGGAGTTGCAACAGGTGGAGCAGGTGTAGCACCAGTACCACAAATACAACCTCCTAGTTTTAATGTTGTAGGTGCATCACCTATAAACCAATTAACAGAGGCAATAGCAGGACAAAAACAAGAACCTGTAAAAGCATTTGTAGTAGCAAGTGATGTTACAACTGCACAAGAGTTAGAGAGAAATAGAATAATGACAGCAGCATTAGGATCAGGAGTTTCAGGATTTTAAAAAAAAACAAAATAAATACATTATATAAATATGAAGATTGTAGAATTAATATTAGATGAGAATCAAGAGTTTAATGGAATAGATGCAATATCTATTGTAGAGAATCCTGCAATACAAAGCAACTTTGTAGCTCTTAAAGATCAGGAAGTAAAATTAGCAGAGGTATCAAAAGAGAAAAGACTGTTGCTTGGACCTATACTAATTCCTAATAAACCTATATTAAGAAATGGTGATAGTGAAGATTACTATATATACTTTTCTAAAGACACAGTAGAGAAGGCTAGTCAAATGTATTTAAAAGAAGGCAACCAAAGTAATGCTACTCTAGAACACCAATACAACCTTAAAGGACTTACACTTGTAGAAAGTTGGATAGTCCAGGATGAAGTTCATGATAAAAGCAGGTTATATGACAGCACTAAAGAAGTACCATTAGGTACATGGATGGGTGCAATTAGAGTTGATAGTGATGAAGTATGGAAAGACTATGTAAAAGAAGGTGTAGTTAAAGGTTTTTCTATAGAAGGCTATTTTGCAGACAAAAGTGAGAGACCTAAAGAGGCTATAGATGACTTTCTAAACCAATTAGAGGCTGCTGAGGCAGAGTTTCTATTATCAGAGATAGAGAAAACTATAAATGAAGAAGAAGTAGAATTAGAAACATTTAATGACTATCCACAAGGTGTAGCAAATAATGCTAAAAAGGGAATAGAACTTAATGAAAAGATTAAAAACAAGTGTGCTACAGATGTTGGTAAGATAAGAGCTCAACAATTAGCACAAAAAAAGAATATATCTGTAAGTACAATTAAAAGAATGTACAGTTACTTATCTAGAGCAGAAGATCAATACAGAAAGAATGAGAATGATTCAGAGGCATGTGCTAATATATCATACCTATTGTGGGGTGGGTTAGCAGCATTAGGATGGAGCAGAAACAAACTAAGAGAATTAGGAGAGTTAGAGCTTGAAACTATTGTAGTTGATGATGATTTTGCAATAATTGATGATAGATTAGCATACTCCTCTGTTGAAAAAGCAGAAGAAATGGCTAACAATATAGGATGTGAAGGCTACCATATGCATGAGTTAGATGGAAAAGAGTGGTATATGCCTTGTTATCAACA